GGTCAGATGAACCTCGTCACAAAAAACGGTGCCATACATTTTCGGTAACTTCACAAATGAAAATTGAAACTTGTTCGATTCAATCGCTTTCGCCGGACCCTGCAAACGTGCGGAAGCACTCGCAACGTAACTTGGACGCGATTGCGGCTTCGTTACGTAAGTTCGGTCAGCAGAAGCCTTTGGTCGTCGATAAAAACAATATCGTGCTTGCGGGTAACGGAACGCTGGCTGCTGCGAAGTCGATTGGCTGGAACGAAATCAAGATTGTCCGCACGGATTTGACAGGTGTCGGAGCGACAGCTTTCGGCATCGCCGATAATCGCACGGCAGAACTGGCAGAATGGGACGAAAAACTGGGCGAAATGCTTAAGGCGTTAAAGGCCGATGACGTTCATTTGCCCGACATTGGCTTCGATGAACTGACGCTAGCACAGTTATTGGCTACTCCGGTTCCAGTTGAGACAGGCGAAACCCAAGCAAGTGACGAGTGGACCGGTATGCCTGAGTTCGAGGGCGAAACCGAAGCGCACAAAAAAGTCGTCGTCAGCTTTGCCAATGAAAACGACTTCAACGAGTTTTTTAAACTTCTCGGTCAGGAGCACACCGAGTTAACCAAGTCGATTTGGTTCCCAGCGCGTGAGCGCCGTAATCTCAAAGACCAAATGTGGGTCGAGGAAAAAGACGACAAGTTCTCCGAACTACGATGATTCCTAAACGATTCATTCGCGTCTGGCTGGGTGGACCAATTCCAGCAATTTTCGATGAATGGTGGGAACAGTTCCGCGCCATGCACCCGAGTTGGGATTTTGTGACGATTGGGGAACGTGAGGCGGTTTCAACGCTTCCGGTTGAGTTGCGCGAAATCTGGTCGGATTGCTCGTCCTATGCCGCACAGTCTGATGTAGCCAGACTGATTGCGGTGGCGCGATTGGGAGGCGTGTACATCGACACGGACTTCATGCCGCTGCGTCCGTTCGATAAATTACTGGAAGACCCTAGACCGTTTGCAGGACTTCGGTCGATGAAGTCATTTGCCAATGGATTGTTTGCCAGTCCTCCAAATCATCCAGTAATCTTGGAAACTATTCAGCGACTTCCGGCTTGGTATCACGCGCATCGAGGCAAAAGCGCCAGCGTGCAAACTGGACCAGCCCAGTTTTCAGCAGTTTGGTACGGTCGAAAAGACGTTAGGCATTTTGCGCCAGCGATGTTCTATCCGTACAATGGATTCATGTCTCCGAATCGCGAGGAACGAATCAAGATTTTCAAACGTCGTGAATTTCCTCCCGAAATGTTTGCAGCGCATTTCGGAAATCATCGCTGGGGAGGTAAGCCGAAAAAGTGAAACCTCGGTTTCCGTTGTACATTCCGAGCAAGGGCCGCTCGGAATACATGATCACATCGAAGGTGCTCACCAAAATGGGCGTCGATCACAACATCGTGGTCGAGCCGCAGGAGGTTCAGAAGTACAAGGACGCAATAGCCAAGTTTTCGCTACGGACTACGGTTATTGAACTGGATATGTCGTACAAAAAGAAGTACGAGCTATGCGACGATCTCGGACTGACGATGAGCACGGGATCCGGTCCGGCGCGTAACTTCATCTGGGACCATTCCATTTCAAACGGTCACAAGTGGCATTGGATTATGGACGACAACATCCGAGAATTTTATCGGATGCACCGGAATCTTCGTATCGGAGTCCGTAGTCCAATTTTTTGGAAAATGATGGAGGACTTTGTGCTTCGCTACAAAAACGTAGCAATGGCTGGACCGAACTATTCGATGTTTTCAGTCGGCGCGATGAAAGATGGTGCGCCTCCGTTCATTACGAACACTCGGATTTACTCCTGTAACCTGATTCGCAACGACGTTCCGTTTCGCTGGCGCGGACGATTCAACGAAGATACAATCATGTCGTTGGATATGTTGAAGGCTGGATGGTGCACAATCCAGTTCTACGCATTCTTGCAGGATAAGATGAAAACGCAGTTGTTACGAGGCGGCAACACGGACGAGATTTACCAGCAAGGAACGATGGAAAAATCCAAGATGCTGGTTCGTGAGCATCCAGATGTCGCAGAAGTCGTTTTTAAATACGGACGCTGGCATCACCATGTGGACTACGGACGCTTCAAGAAAAACAAGTTGATCCGCAGAGACGATTTGACCGAGGACGAACTGAATCCGAAGTACGATTTGAAATTGATCAATCTCAAATGAGCGATGCCCAGCCGGATGCCGTTGGCGTTTATCAAAAAGCCAACGTAGCGAACATCATCAAGAAGCTAAAGGCTGGTCGCACACTTACAACCGCAGAGCGCAAAGCGGTTGATGATTACGAATCACAACAAGGCGGTCATTGGGCCAAAGACCTTTCGGCGCTTGCTCGCGAACTCGGTTTATCCAGACAGGCAATTTATGAAGCGCGGTCTCGTTTTCCAAACGAAGCACCGAAAAAGCATACCGACGGTAGGCGCGAAAACATAGATGCATGGCGGGAATTCTGCGCTGTTAAGCTGATCGGCAAAGACACGGCTACCAAAACTCTGGCCGATTTGAAAGCCGAGCTGATGTTGCGCGAGATTAAGCTGCGCGACATGAAGATCGCCCGCGAGTCTGGAGAAACGATCGACCGCGAGATCGTCGAGGAAATGCTGGGCGTACTCGCTCAGAAACTCGATCTTCTCCTTCGGCTTAAACTGGAAGTCGAACTTGGTCCGCGAGTGGCTGGTAGAAATGCAGCGGAAGCAAACTTGGAAGGTCGAATGATTCTCGACGAAATTCGCGAAGTTGTGAATAGCAACATTGCAACTTTTGAAGCCGAGGCGATACGAGAAACGCGGAGGCAAGAAGGCGATGAAAGTTCGTCTGAATGACGCGCAGCTGGAATACGCCTTAAAAATCGGTAACGCTCGCCAGCAAAGCGCGGAGGACAAACGTAGCCGCTCTGCCTTTCCCGAGCAGTGGACCGGTCAGTTTCTCGACAATCATTTAAACGCAGCTTGCGCTGAATTGGCGGTAGCCGTTGCGCTTGGTTGCAATCAATCGCTTGGCGTGGACGTTTACTCCGTTCCAGATTTAATCGGGACGCGAATCGAAGTTCGTTGGTCGCGTGGCCGTAATCTTTGCAAGGTCACACAACGCGATATCGACAATAATCGACTTGTGATCGGAACTGTTGGCTTAAGGCCGGAAATTGAATTGCTCGGCTGGATCGACGCGAAAGACGCACCGGAACGAGGTAAACGTTCAAGGCAACCGCCGTGGTGCTGGTTCATCCACGAACTTGCTTGGGAGCGGATGGGAACCATCCCAAAACTTTTTTAAAAAAAGGTATTTACATTCCGAAGCGTTTAGGTTTTTGTGTGGTTGTTCAGTAAATCCAAAACAACCAAATACAATGACCTACGACGTTTACGTTCTCACAGAATCCTCGGGCGGCGAGTACGAGTTTGCCGATAAAGTTGGTGAGCTAACCCCAGCAGCCAACGAGGAGAACTGCTACTTCGGTTCGCTTAAATTATGGAGTCCGGTAACCGGCTTCATGAGCGGGCAGATTCGCGACGGTAAGTATCTGCTGGTTTCTAAAAACTAAGCCATGCAAACCTTTCTACCGTTTCCGTGCTTCGTGGAGTCGGCACGAGTTTTAGATTATCGCAGGCTTGGCAAGCAGCGAGTCGAGACATGGCAAATTTACCTGTCGCTTACCCAGCGCGACTACGGTTGGAAAAACCATCCGGCGGTCAAGATGTGGGTCGGTCACGAGACTGCGCTGCTCAAATACGGCATTGCAATTTGCGACGAGTGGCTGGCGCGCGGATACCGTGACACGATGCGTGAACGCTTTGTCTCGGAGTTAACCAAACGACTTGCAGTCGAGCAGTTCACAAAAATGCCGGAATGGTTTGGCCGAATGGATATTCACCTAAGCCACCAATCCAATTTGGTCCGCAAAAACCAAATCTACGCCTCCCATTTTCAAGGCGTACCAAGCGATCTGCCATACGTTTGGCCGGTAGCATCCTAACAATTTCAAAAATTGTTATTTACTTTGCCAACCGCTTCGCTTTTGCTGGTCAAGTCAACCACAACCCAACCAACAACATGAAAATCGCAGTAACCGAGTCCATCTTCCTAGAGCAGTTCAAGCGTATCCGGCCGAACGATTTCAGCCGTGAAGCGTTAACCGCGCTCTTCGAGCAGCTTCAAAACATCGACGACTATCAAGGCGAGGAGATGGAGTTGGACGTTATCGAGGTCTGCTCCACTTGGACCGAATTCGATACCGCTCTTGAAGCAGCCGAGGCTCACGGGATGAAAGCGAGCATTGATGAGCAGGAGGCCTTGGAGTTTCTTCAGAAAAATACCAACGTGCTGGAGCTTCGGAGCGGTAGAGTGGTGGTGATGAATTTTTAAAAAAAGTGTTTTACTTTCCCAACCGATTCGCTTTTACTCCACACCGTTAACCCAACCACAACCAACAATGATAACGAACCAACTCAACTACTCAGATCATCCTTCCTGTCTAGACCTAGACAGTGTTTACGTGAAGAGCTACGCCACCTCGGAAAACTTGGTAAAGGCGATGAGCAAATGGGAAATTCAGAAGGTCCGCTACCAAATCGTTCGGACGCCCAAGGGTCGCTGGACCGCTTTAATTATTGGTTTCCAACAACACCTACTCGGCTCCGGTTGGGTGATGATTGGTTGAAGCCTCATCAAGCCCTCTACGGAGGGCTTCATTGAGTCTTCGACTCAGTTAACGAAACCAAAAACCAAAAACCACAACGACAATGACAACGACCAACCTGTTAGAAGCCAGCCGCCAGTGGGCCTCACGCCCTGCCGATCAACGCTATCAAACTCTCGCTCAACTGCGCGACGCAGTTCACCGCCGCCGGATGGCGTCACGTTCAGTCGATCTGGACGTGCGTGCTCTGAAAGCGGAAGAGCGTAATGGCACCATCGTGCTCAACTCTGCAATCTCTGCGTGCGAGCCAAGCCATTGGGCTTTCGGTCAGTTTGCCAGCATGATTGGTGCACCAGCCAATTATCTGCGCCGCTTGCCTACCGATCTTGCGGTTCGGTGCATCAACGATGGCATCGCAAAGAGTCCACGCGAGGAAGCGAAGTTCATGACCGTCGTCGATCCACAGGCACAAACTCTCAATACTTTGCAGGCGGTGACAAGTCCATCGTATGGTAGAATCTGGGATGCGGATTGCGTCGATGCGGTGCAGCGTATCGTTGATCGTACCGGAGGCCGATTCTACAATCCTCTCGCTTATGATCGTGCGAGCGGTACTCCGAAGCCATCTGGTCTTTACGCTAGCGACCGAGACGTATTCATGTTCATGATCGACGGCGGTTCACGATTGGAGGCTGGTCCGCGTGCCAAGCTCAATCGAGGCTTCTTCGTCTGGAACTCAGAGACCGGAAGCAAGACGTTCGGCCTGATGACGTTCCTTTTCAACGAGGTTTGCGGCAATCACATCGTGTGGGGCGCGCAGCAGATCAACAAGCTGGTCATCCGGCACAGTAAAAATGGCCCAAGCCGTTTTGATTCAGATGCCGCTCCGATGCTTGCACACTATGCCGAAGCATCCATCATTAACGATCAAGCTACCATTACTCGTGCAATGGAGCGTAGGTTGCCCAAGGGCGATGAATTGGATACGATGCTTGCGCCATTTGACTTCAGCCGAGCCGAACTCAACAATGCAATCGAAGCAGCGGAGCGCGAGGAAGGTGGCTGCGAAACGCTCTGGGATTTGGTTCAAGGCTTCACGGCTTACGCACGAGATTTCGATTACCTCGACGCGAGAATCGACTTGGAGAAGCGTGCTGGCAACCTGCTGAATTTGGTTGCGGCTTAAGGATTCAAACCGAGCCTTCCCAAGCGGAAGGCTTTCTTGAATCCTTGAGCAAAGTCGATAACACCAAAACCAATGATCGAAACGCAACCAACCACTAACGAACAACCGATCAGCCTATCGCAGTACGCTGCGATGCTAGGCCGGAAAGGCGGCTCGGTTAAGTCAGAGCGCAAGACTCTAGCCAATCGGAAAAATGGAAAGCTGGGCGGCAGGCCGAAAAAAGAGCAGCCGCAAACGGTGGAAGCATGAAGCAAATCCAAGCGGGCTTGAACCGCTTTCGATTTTCTCAACCGGATCGCTCATCGATTTACGAGTGGGCGCGGAAACACGTTCAGCTACCAGAATCGTATGCAACGTCCGGTCCGTTTAATGCGAGAATCACGCCTTGGCTGATTCCAATTTTCGACGCGTTACAGAACCCAGTTATTCGCAGGGTTCATTTTCGTAAAGCGGTTCAGATTGGCGGCACCTTGGTTGCCGACATTTGGATTCCGTGGCTCATCTGCAACGATGCCGGACCGATTAGCTGGACGATGCAGACTGACGATATGGTCGAGAAGCATTGCAAGTCGCGCCTGAATCCTCTGCTTGAGCGGTGTAAGCCAGTTGCGCGGATGCTTCCAAAAACTGGACCGCAACGCACCCAGACTGAAATCTATTTCGGTGGGTTTTTCCTGACATTAAATTCTGCCAACATCTCGACCCAGCAGTCGCAGTCCATTCGTTACAAAGTTAACGATGAGATTTGGTTACCAAAATGGCAGGACGTTTATGGTCATGCCGTCGCTCGCGTATCGAAATTTGAAGAAGTAGGCAGAAGCAAAATTTACAACGTGAGCCAAGCCGCCGTGATGGACGCGGACACCGGCAACGTCGAGGATTTGTCATATCGTTCCGGCAACCAGCAGGAATGGATGGCTGAATGTCCTGCCTGCCATAAGTTGCACGAAATTTCGTTTATGCAGCGAAGCGGCAATGAAATTCTCGGTGGCGTTGTCTGGGATAAAACCGCAAAGCGCGATGATGACACGCTTGACGTTCAACGCGCAACTGAGACTTGCCGGTTTCGTTGCATTAACTGCGGTTACGAGTCACCAGATGAAGAAACCACGCGAGCAAGCTGGAGAAAGACCGGACGTTTTGTTGCCACCAATCTTAAATCTCCAAAGGAACTAGTTTCGTTTCGAATCGAAGCGCTCGTGAGCAGACCGATGAGGCTTTTGGTCGAGGAGTTTTGCGAAGCGCATAATCATAACATCCGCACCGGAGATGACACGCCGATGCAGGAATTCAGAACAAAGCGCGAGGCGAAGCCGTGGATTATGGAGCGCAAGGTGCTCAACGTGTTCGTTCCAAAAAGCGACTACACGATGGCGCAATACGAGCAGGGTCAGCCAATCGAAAACGAGGTGATTCGCATGATGTCGATTGACCGTCAACAAGATCACTGGTGGGCCGAGATCGGCGCGTTCTCGACCGCTACTGGTCCACGTTATCGGCAGCTTTTCTTTGGTCGGATTGACTCACGTGCTTCGTTGCGGTTGCTTCAGAAGCGTTACAAGGTAGCCGACCAATGCGTGGCTCAGGACCGAGGTTACCGACCAGCCGATGTTGATCACGACTGCGCGGAGTTTGGCTGGCGATCCATGCGTGGCTACGGACGCAGGACGTGGGCATTGAAAGACGAAGCCAGCGGACAAGTCATCAATTTCCCATTTTCCGAACCGCACGTCAGCGATTTTCGTGGCGGCGACGTGTTTTTTTACAACTTTTCTGGAGATTACTTTAAAGACGTTCTCCAAACGGCGCTAGAGGGTAAAGGCGATTTACGCTGGGAACTGCCGCAGGATGTAAATCCATTGTATCTGGAACACCTCAAGGGCGAGTCCAAGATAGAAATTCGCGCTGGGGTATGGGAGTGGCGTGAAGTCAAACATAACGCCCCAAATCACGGTCTAGATACCTCTGCGATGATGCTTTGCATGGGTACCATCGCTGGAATCCTTCGCTACACGCCGCCGAAGGAGTAAAGGCGTAAAAAGCCTTTTGACGGATGCCGCCATTTCAAATGGCCGCTCTGTCCAATCCGTTTTTCGGCATCGACGTTGCCACGCTCAATACGCTTAAGACCAAGACGCTGGACGCTATCCAAGCGGTTTTGCTCAATCAGTCATATAGTTTGAACGGCAAATCGGTGAACCGCGCCGATTTGGACAAACTGAATATGATGCTCGGGCAGTTGCAGGCGGCAATCGACGATGCCAACGGTCAGAGCACGGTTCAGTCCTACGTTTCGTTTAACGGATTCTGAAAATGAGCAACGTCCCAGCCTTTGACCCGACTCCAATCCTTGCCAATCGGCCTTGGTACGAGCGGGCGCTTGAGGCGGTCGCGCCTTCCTATGCGCTGAAGCGTCTTGAAGCGCAGGTGCAGCGCGAGCTTTTTAGCTACAACGCCAGCGTCACTAATCGCATTTACGCGCCGCGCACCTATGGTCAGCCGAGCGAAAGTACGCAGACGACTCGCTCGCGTATTGTGATGATGTGGGAGGCGCGGGAGTTGGTGGAAAACGTGCCGCAAGCTCGCGCCGTCTCGCGCAAGTTCGGGCAGTTCCTCACGCCGACCGAGTACTCACCGGCAACCGGCGACAAGAGTTATAACGACATGGTTTCGGAGTTCTTCCACGCTTGGTGCAAAAACTGCGACATCAGCGGCAGACACTCCTTTCGGAAGTTAATCCAGCTGGCTTGCGAGGAGCGTCCGGTCGATGGCGATTGCGGTTTTGCCATTCGTCGCGTCGAGGACGCGCTGCGGATTCAGTTGGTTCCGGCCACGCGCATCGGCAACCCGAACATGGTCGGAGCC